TGTTGTATTCTGTTGAGCCTTCCCATAAGAGAAGAATAATTGATTGAAATACTCATAGGCTTTTATCCTCGTCAGCTAAATCTTCATGGCGACAAATTACTTCTTGATGTGATTGATATCTCGAAGGCATGCCTGCTACACATCTAAGTGTTCTCCCATAAGATGTAACATATATGGTATCTCCTTTTGTGATATCTTGAGATAGTCCAACGTAAAGTTGATAGTCACCTGTTACAGGCTGTACACTTCTTCGGCCGTCAAACTCTTCAGACCGGAATACGTAAACACCACAGGGAATATCTTTAGCGATTTCTTTGTAAACCATCTTAGTTGATCCGTTGGGTTGCTTCTCTTTAACGCTTCTCCATACAGCACAAGTGGAATCAAATGTTTTCTCAATAGAGGTAATCATATAGTTCTCAACCTCCGATACTTATTGAGATACTTGATGTAATCACTTGTAAAGAGTGTCCCTCTTGGAGTATTAGCTTCAGAGCCTTTTGTTTCATACTCTTCCATGAATCCACCACGTTGAACTTTCTTGACAACTCCTTGAGGTTTATCATTCTTAAGTCCACCGAAGTAGTCAGGAAGCTGTCGAGCCACTAACTCAGCAGTTACAAAATGAAGGGGCTTTGGAAGCTCAAGTCTATTCATATAGACCAAAGCTTTGTAGATTGTAGACTCAATAGAGGCGTCAACAATAGGAGCTTGCGAAGGTTCATAGGTGACTAGAATATCTACAAGTTTACGTATCTCAGTTTTTACTTCATCAAGATACCATGGCTCGATATCTGCATACTCATCAGTGATATATCCCCGCATGTTTCCACTCCTTTCCTTTAATAAGATAAGGGCAACCTTACGGCTACCCTATTCAGTTGTACTTTCTGCTTCAGCTTTCTTCTTAGCGATGGTGTATGCTCTCTTCTCAGAAGGTGTCATGTCCTCGTAAGCTTTAGGCTCTTCAGTTATTACTTCGGTTGTTACTTCAGGTGCAAGCATTCTAGACATCATCATCACTGGAGAAGATTGCTCCTCTTCAGCCGGAAGGTCTCCGCCCTCCGGAGGCTTAGGGTGCAGGGACAGCTGGAACGTTTAACACTACAGCACGTAACTTAGTAGCATCACGAACGTATGATACGAAGTGGACGTCAGCACCTACGACACTTGAACGTGATTTCATTAAGCGCTCTTGTTCAACATGTACTTGACGCTTAAGAGCGATTCCTAGTCCGCCTGCTCGTACTAAGTAAGCTTCTTTTTCTGCTAAACGATTAGTAACTACAATGTTTAATCCCATTACGTGACCTACATGCCCAGACATGAAAGCTTGTCCTTGCACAACTGCAACGAATTCCTTCATAGCTAAAATCTTACCGTAGTCCTTAGGAGAGATTAATAAAACAGTATCTTCGATGTCTTCACCGAAAGCGACACGTAATAATGCAAGACCTGCTTGAGTGATTTCAACTGTGTCAGTAGGAATCTTAACAGGGTCAGTTGCGCCACCTGCTGATGCTTTAGATTCACGTAAACGTGCAAGCACATCTTTGTCAATTGTTTGAGCGATAGATTTAGCTAGTTGGCTGTCAATCTCGTTAGATACAGCACCGTTAGTACCCAGTAAAGCTTCGTCAGTGATTTGGATGTCTTTAGCAATCTTTTTAACTACGAAAGATTTTGAAGCCGCTTTGATTTCTTCACGTAACACGTCAGCACCTTCATCGTAGAAAGCAGCATCTCCAATGTATTCCCATGTAGGGTAAGATACAGACATACCTGCTGATGCCACTAGTTGAGTATTGACATCTGCTAATGGTGTAAATTTAATTAAGTCGATAAGTTTAGCTTCAATAGAGTCGGCTACGACTTGAGGGATAATTGCTTTCACATCTTGTGTATCTGTAGAGCCAGTAATGCCTGTCCCGTTTACATCCCAAAAACCAGTCGCTGAAGGTTTAATTTTGATTGCCATGTATTAATCATCCTTTTCTGTTTAGATTTATTACCGCCCTTGGAGTCTCACCAAAGGCGGCTTGTTAGCTTACCCTTGAGCTTTCATTCTCTCATAAGTAGCACGGTCATGTGTATACAAGTAGTTTCTTTCTTGATTGCTTAACTCTTTAAAGCTCTTTGAAGGTGTCGCAGGAGCTTGCTTGTCTTGAAAGTCCGGCATTGCACCACGAGGAGATTGTCCCATAAGCTTCTCAGCTTCTACCTGTAAAGCTGCTTTCCAGATTGTATCTAGACTGTTAATGCCCATCAGAGTTTCCTCGGCGTTCTTACCTACGAAGCGTGAAGCTAATTCAGTTGGGATTCCTTTTTGGTTAGCTAACTGGAAGGCATAAGCATTTTGCTCTGCAAAGATTGCTTTCTCTTGTTGAGCTTGGAACTGTAACTCTAACTCCTTGATACGTTTTTGCTCTGGAGTATCTGAGGGGTTTGCTGATAAGATAGCCTCTTGGCGAACCTTATCTAAGTTGTTATTTTTCCAAGCATTGATTGCTTGTGAAGCAAATGAATCCTTGATAGGTTGGATCACTTTCTTACCGTCTTCTGTTTCGATAAATGCAGTGAATGCCTCTGGAGTTAAAAGAGTAGACTGTAAAGATTTGCGAACCTCTTCATTGTTTTGAACTAATTCTTGTACCTGCTCTAAAGTTACTTGTACTTCTGTCATTTGTTTTCTCCTTTCGAAGTCCTCTAAGAGTCCTTCCAAGTAGTTTTTTTGTTTTCCTTGAAAGTTTTTACATTCCGTCAAGAAGCGGAACTAATGTGCATCTACAATGTGGATGCAATGGAAGTGAAGGCTCATCTCCAAGACGGTATTTCTTACCGTGCAATGCCGCACACCGTGAACAAGTCCTCTTCTCAAGTGTAGCAAGCCATTCGACTTTTTGAACGCCGTAGTCCTTGAATGAACGTTTTGCGCCCTCATTAGATACCCTTGATACTTCAGTCCTTGCTATTCGGTTAGCTTCATAGTTAGTAAAAGCAACCGCCGCCTGTAAAGCTTTCGTATATTGAGGGATTCCCCAACCTTTGGAGAGTCCCTCTTCTAAGACTTTGTTGAGCTTGTTCCCTAGTCGTATAGACGACTTGAAGACTGAGCTTTGAAAGTCATAGGCACTATATTGAAAACCTGATAAGAATTCTATTGCGAAAGTAGGAAGCTGAGTGAAGCCCCCTAAGATTAGAATCTTATTCATTTCCTCATATGAGTAGTTGGCGTATTGTGCCATCTTCTCAGGTAAAGCATTTGTAAGTTCGATTCCTATCTCTTGTGTTCTCTGTTGAGCTTGGAATGCTAGGGAGGAGAATCTTGCTCTCAATTGCTCTATTGAGATTTTACCTTTTGAGAATTCTTTCTCTAATGATTTAAACTCGGAGATAAGAATATCATTGATGTTGTCATATGAAGCTTTAGCTTTTAAGAGCCATTCTTCCAAGTTGTCATCTATCGAGGTATGAACTTTGAGTGACTCATCAATGAGCCATTGTTGCTTCTTGGATAACATTGATAGTCAACTCCTTGTAGTGATTTTACTTTGTAGGTGGTGGGGTCTTTTCAGTTGGCTTTGGAGGTTGTGCAACTTCTTTACCTTGAGGCGGCTGTAAAGGATTAGCTTTGAAAGGATTGGCACCTGCTTCAGCAGACATTTTCTCTTCAGCTTCTTTCTCAATTTGTTTAACCTCTTCAGCTTCTACGTAGCGAACCATTGGGAACATTGTACGGAGAGTCTTGTATGAGAATAAACCTTCTGGAGCTTTAGAAACCATTTCAGCAATCTCAACTAAGTTTGTAGGAATGTTTCGTGTGAATACGAAAGTGACAAAGTCGTCTGTTTTATCGAGGGAAACTTTATCGAGGAAGTTGAAGATAATTTCATATCGTTTACGGAGGGACTTTTCAAACTTTCTTTCTTTGGCAGATGTCTTGTCTTCCAAGTCTTTGATCTTCATCCGAATAGCTACACCAGATAAGTTAGTAGCAAATTGCTCATCATGTAAGTTTGGTACTTGAGCGAACTTGTGAATATCTTGAGTAAGTCTATTTTTGATATTCTCTAAGTGTCTGTCATTTGTGTTTTTCTGCAGGAACTCTGCTTTGCCGTCACCATCAATAAGCATAACTCGGTTGGCTTTCATTCGAGCGATATCTTCAGAGTCAGTTCCTGTCATATTAGTAAGAACCATATAGCTATCTGCCCAGTATTCAACATCGTTGATTGTATCCGATATGGCAACATTGTAAGAGTCAATTAAAGGGATTACTTTCTCGAAAGAGGAAGCCCTGTCTTCATTGTTTAAATACTCAATAACTGGAAGGTATCCAACTCCGTGAGCTTCATCTACTCCTTGTCCGATATCTACCTCACTAGCTCCATTAAGAGTAAATGAAAACTTAGTAGCAGTTACTTCATCGTAAAGAGTAACACTGAAATGTTTTATCTTTGTAGCTTCATCTACACGCTCACTCCAGACAACAGCCGCAATAGGTTTTTCATCTATCTCCATAGAGTGGAAGACAATACAATTGAGGGGACTTAATGGGATAAATCGTGGGAGGGGTTTTCCTTGTACTTTCTCTCTCCAGTGGAACTCATAAGCATGTCCATACAAGTTAGACAGTCTATCAAGCTCAGAGTTAACGTCATCGACATCATTAAAGTAGTGAATACGTTTGAGGTCTTTCTCTCTGTCCTTGTTGTCAAATAAGACCTGTATAGGTTCGCCTGTAAAGTAAGAAGTAGCCGTGTTTACAATTACTTCTGCAAAGGGATGTCCGATACGGTTATTTGGCTTTGTGTCATCATCAAAGACTCTTGTGTTTATCTTTGTAATATTACGGTGGTACTTCTCTAGAGTTTTATACTCTTCTTGGCGAGGAGCATGTGAGACAATTTGAGATACGACTTCTCTCAAGCTTTTCTTATCTGCTAAGTAATACTTTCGAGGGGAGGTAAACACTACAGGGGCGTAATAATTGTAACGGTAATCTTGTAAGTCGATAGCCAATACGAATTCTCCTTTCTTCTAATTTTATATACCGAACCCTAATGCGCCTTTCTCCATAGTGTTCATACGGTTAGAAGGCATTTCTGGTTCAATGGCATAACGTAAAGCATCTATAAGATGATTGTATGAGTCAATCGGCTTATTAAGATACTCATTAGTTTTCTTATCTTTTTGATACTCATAGTTTTCTAGTTCTTCTATCATGTTGACACATCGAGGGTGAACGATAAGCTTGTACCCTTGGAGGAAGTTCAACCCCCAAAGCACACTATCATTTCCCTTCCGTGCAGGTTTAATCTTTCTAACTCCGTATCGTTTGAGTTCTTCAATACTTTTAGGCTCAGAACTATCTGCAATGATTTCCTGCTTGACATACCCACGGAGCTGTAACTCTTCGAATATCTCAACGTTTGTCATAGCTTTCTGATACATCTCATCAAAGATATAAATTGTTTTAGTTGCTCTATCTACGAAGGTACAAACCAAAGTAGACGGGTCAGCGGAGAATCCAAAATCCATTCCAAAACGTGAGACGAATCCTTTCTTCATGAGATCAAAGTGGTTGAACTCTTTAGCTTCCCAATTAGTAAGGATTAACTTACCGAGTGAGGCGAATACTCCTAATGCATAAATCTTATAGTAAGTAGGATTGGAGTGCATCATATCTTCAAGGGCATCTATATAAGATGTAGGAAGGAATCGGTTATCCTTATAAGTAGTGTGAACAATGGAGGTATCAACGAGTTCGGGGTCACCTTCAAAGAAACGCTTGTATATCCAGTTGGTTTTGGCTACTGGATTAAACATCATTACTATCTGGTTATTTGGCTTACGAGAACGTAGCCGAAGATTCAACTGAGAGAAATCATCGAGGGTTAACTCTGTAGCTTCTTCTATCATGATATCATCGATGCCTGAAATAGATTTAATCTTCTCAGGGTCATCAAGTGCTTTGAAAATAAATTGTGATCCATTTGGAAGTGTAATTGTGAAGTTTGACTCTGATACTTTACAGAGGTCGAGGATGTTAAAGCTTGAGAGGGTTTTCTTCAATTCAGCAAAAACAGATTCTCGAATAGTCGCCCCTACTTTACGGACAACCAAACACTTTCGAGGTACAGGACTTTTAAGATAAAGAATAACCTGTCGTTGGAATGCCCATACAGATTTTCCACTTCCAGCCCCTCCAAAAAAGAGAAGTAAACGATTGGTGTTGTTCAGAGTGGGGAGATAAACTTCATTGAAGAATCTCTTTTTGAAGACAATCTTTAGAGGTTCTGCCATTGTATCTCTCCTTTCTCGAAACTAGAAAGGTGTTTGCCTTGAGAGGGGACACAAGGGCTTCGGAGGGAGGGGATAAACCTTTCTAGTTCCCAAAAAGGGAGGAGGAAAATCATATTGACAAAAAGACTCTTGAGTGGGACACTCGTATATCCCTTTAAGGGTTCTCTCAATGTATATAGTGTCTGCTCGCTCGTATCGATACATCAGCCAGGTTTTAATTTATTGAGAACCCTTAAAGGAATCCACGAAAGTGGAAACCCCAGGAGGAAGGATTACTTGAGGTTGATTATCCCTAAAAG